AGTTCCTGCACAGACTTGGGCGACCACTCTTTGCTCACCTCGTCAGCGATGCCGTAGAGTTCGTCGAAGTACATCAGCATAACCAGTCCGTCAAGGCTGTCTAAACCGATGTCTTGAAAGACGTCGTCCATCGACTCTGCGATGGTTACCTTGGCGTGTGCTGGTCGCGCCACCTTTGCCACATAGTTAAAGATTTCAATGAAGGTCATGTTGCCGTTTCCTCAGTAGGTTGATTGACTGCTCCGACCAGTGCTGATGCCCAGTCCTGCCAGTTCTCGTAGATATAGGGGCCGGGGATACCTTCGTTCGTGAAAACGTCGATTGCCTTTAAACCTGCCGCCCACTGCTTCCACTCCTCTTCGGGAGTGTTTGAAGATAGCTGTTGCGCCGCATACGCCTCGCACATGAGACTCGTCCAAGACTCCCATGTCTGGTATCGAGGGTCGTATACAAGCGCAATTGCCATCTTAATTTCCGTAAGGTCTGACGTCGCCCAGCGTAACGCTCAACAACACCTTACCCATTTGGTAATTACCACCGCTCACGTTGCTTCTAAAACGCAAACGAATCTCACGCCTCTGCTGGCGCATATCAATCTTGCCTGTGTCTGGGTCAAACGGATACTCTTGCGACGCCACGTCTTGTGACTGCGCGTAAGGACGACCTGTGACCTGCAAGGTCATCTCACCCTCTTGGATGAAGTCAGGCTCGACGCGCTCCAAGTTGACCCAGAAGTTCTCGCCTACGGGCGCGGTTTGGGCAGGCCCACCAGCCACAAAGCCTAAATCGCTGGTTTGGAAGTAGCTGTCAATCGCGTTGGAGGATTCAAAGATGACCTCGTCAGTGCCAATTTCGTGTTGCCAGAGGGTAACCCTGCCTGCGGTCGTATTGAACGTCACAGGGACGGTTGCAGACGCTGTGGCGGGGTTGTCCAGCGTGATGGTGTAGTAGTTGGGCGTTGCGCTTGGTGCAATCGCAATCACAATCGAAATGTCTGTGATGCCTGCGCCAATTACTTGTTGGCCCAACAACACCAAGTTGGTGATGGGGATTTCAATGTTGGGGCTACCGTTCACCGTAGTAGCAGTCGTGGAGAACACCTCTGTCAGCACGCTCTTCTCTGCGCCAGCGTTGATAGGGTACTTGAACACCTGAGAGAAGAAGCCAGCAGTACGGTACGCGCCTAAAGCGCCACCAGCGTCATACCAGCAGTCTTCTCGGATGTTGTAGATGATGCAGTCGTTGCACTCTTCGCTGTCGCCAGACGGGAAGAACCACCAGATTTCGCCAAAGCGAGGAACCTTGTTGGCATAGACCTTCTGACGCTGGGCGTAGTTCAGGTTGTCAAAGAAGTAGTTCTGGTTGAACGTGTTCTTGATTTCCTTGACCACACCGTTGTAGAGCAGGAAGCGGTCAACGCCAATCCAGTAGTAGATGCCGTCGTACTCGATGACGCACTGGCTCGACATGATGGACGACTGGCTTGTGATGATGTCATAGCGCCAGTAGAAGGTCTGAGGTGAGCCTGCAACCGTCACAGTGGTAGGTGTGTAGCTGACGCGAATCAGCGAGTCCAAAGACCAAAACAAACCTGAAGGAGCGTTTGAGCCGCCACGCACTGGCAGACCCTTGACAATCTTGGTCGAAGACACGTTGGTCTCGTTGGCGTCTGCGCCGTTCCAGTTGTAGGGGTTGCCTGCTACGCAGTTCTTGATGAGGCCGTTGTCGCCGTAGACGAAGACGTAAGGGTGAAGCACCACCACGCCACCAGAGACTTCAATGAGGTCACCTGTAGGAGATGAGCCTGCGGTGTCAGCCAGAGGAGCCATGTTGGTTCCGCCGATGTCGCCAGCAAACACAATCGTGTTCACAATGGCGTCAATCTGCGCAAGGTTTTGACCAGCGTGAGCAATCAGCAATTGGTTGCCAGTACCCTGCGAATCAAACATGGAATCAAACTGCCAAAGGTTCAAATCGCTTGGGATGAATGAGCCATTGACGGTTGCCACAGGAACAGAAAACCCAGAGCCAGTTCCGCCAATTGATGCGGTCGCCGCGCTCAGGACGTCGCCTGTGTTGTAGTAGTTGCCGCCGTTGGTCAAGGTCACGGTGATGACGATGTTGCCTGCAACCACGATGGTGGCAATTGCACCAGAGCCAGAGCCGCCAGTCAGAGGGACAGCGGTGTAGGTTCCGTTGGTGTACCCAGAGCCAGCAGTAACTGTCCCAAGCGTGAGGACTTCTGAACCGAAGTTAATTTCCTGAATGCCAGAGCCAATGCCGTTGTTGTCAATGTTGACAACCTCAAGGCCATTGTTGAATCCGTTGAAGACTTGGTTGTTGCCGTCTACAGAGTTGACGTACAGGCCACGGGAGTAGCCTTTGGCGTCACTGGTGATGGCGCGGTAGCCGCCAATCTTGCGAGGGCGTCCACGTTGAAAACGCACCCAAAGTGCGTCTGTGTAGAAGTTCATATCGAAAATCGTGCCGTCGCGTTGGACGCCCGGCAACGTGTCGATGGTGAATACCTTCTTGACCATTAGAACGCTCCGCCAGAGATACCACCCGTGAAGTTGCCTGTTCCAACAATCGCAAGACCAGAAGCCGACAGCGTAGAGCGCAACACACCCAAAATGGAGATGTTGAACTCACCCGATGAGGCACGGTAAACACCAGTCGATGTCTCACTGGCAAAGTTCAAAGCAGGGGAACCTACTGTGCCGTCAATCAGCGAGATGGCGGTCGAGCCAGCCAACACCGTGTTGGCGTTCACCAAGTTGACCGAGTCGCAAATTAGCGTGGATTGCTGGTTTGAACCAATGGTTGCGGTTGAGCCACCAAGGCCTGTGGACAACGTGATGGTGTAGTTCGACGCACCACCCACGGTGGCGTTCTGAACGTAGTACACCTGCACCGTTGGCGGCACGATGATGGTGACGTTGCCTGTCAGAGTTCCCGTGTACTTCTGCACCACGTTTGACGCCTCTGCGGCGGTCAGGGTGTAGGTTCCAGTGGTGACGGCTTTTGTCAGTTGGGTGAAAGCAAACTGCGTGTTCTTGCCAAAGCCGACGGTGTAGAAAGTCGTGCCAGAGCAGACGATGATGGCTGAGTCAGTCGGCTGGAAAATGATGGAGGCCGAGCCGTTGATGAGTTGTCCGCCAGTACCTGTGACGGTCAACGAGCCTGTGCCAGCGTTGCGCACCAGCATGAACCAAGAGTTGCCCAAGGTCGTCGCAGAACTCAGCGTCAGAGTGCCTGCGCCACCTGTCCACACATAAGCGTTGGAAAGGTCAGCGAAGACAGCGGTGTAGTCGGACGAAAAGTTGGTGACGGGCTGGGACTGGTTCAGCGTCTGACCGATGGCAATCAAGCCGTAGCCAGCAAGGGTCGCGGCGTCAGCACCAGAGGAGCCAATACCAAAAGCGATGATGCCCCAAGTGCCTGCGGTGGTTGTGTTGGTGACGATGTAGATGTACTGGGCTTCACCTGCGGCAATCGTGACAATGGTGTTTGCGCCAGTGAAGTCCTTGACCGTGACAGGCACAGCGCCGACGTTGCGAATCAAGGCGTCTTGACCGACCGATGCTTGGTTGGCGGGAGGCATCCACAATTCGTTTGCGCTAGAAGCGGTAGACACCTCCATGATGCGTGCGGCGGCGTCATCGGTCGTTGTGCCGTTGATGGGCCATTCCAACTGCAAGTCAGCCGTCAGGATGATGCGGCGATACGAGACGTCCGTCGGTTGAACGACGTTGCCTGTGAAGGGGGAGTTGTAACTCATGGTCAGGTATCCAATACAGTTGCTTGACGGTCACCAATACGCTGTACATCCTCAGACTTCAGGGTCTGGATGATGAGGTCGTAATTCTGTTGCCACATAGGCATACGCTCATCGTTCTTGATGTACGGCATGGCCTGCAACAAAGACCCATACAGCAAAGCCTGTGGAGCGTAGATGGTGAACCAATTCGTTTGGTTGGAAGAATCAAGCGGCTGAAGCCGCTCGTAGTACAGAACCTCAAACTCATACGCCAGCGCAGGAGATGGAGCGACTATCCAATGGGTGTAGTCGTAATCGCCGTAATAAACGGGCGCACCAGTCACGGTGGGGTCTGGGGCATACTCACGCAGGTACTCGTACTTGCGAAGCAATACAGGCTGTTTCTGGCCCGCTACGGTCACGTTCATGGATACTGTCTTGTGCCAGCGGGCAGGCTTGTCGATGATGGGCTGACCAATCGTCATGGTCGAGGTCTGCACCGTCAGGTTGCCAAGGAACTTAATTTGGCTGGCAATGATTTGCTCTGCCAGCATAATGAACAAAGGAATCTTGGCGAGAGTATCGGCGTCAGTACGGTCTAAGTAAGACTGTATGTTTTCGACCAGTGAGTCGTAGGTCATTACCGATGCGGTCGTCATTCTGAGGCTCCTTTTTATCCAACATTACGCTCAAAATGGGGACAATCCACCAAAGACTTGAAGTTGCCGCCCCAGCGATTTTTGGGGTTCAAAGTTTCCCAGTAAGCACCCAGTGGTGCGAGGATGCTCTTATCCCAGATTATCTGCCCATCCTTGAAGAAATTCAAGTCGATGGCACAGCGTTTGAGGTGGATGGAGTTCATGGTCTTAGAGCGCCCTGCTTTGACGTGCAAAGCCTGTTGTTCAGGTGTGCGGGCCAACTCCCCGCCAGTGACCATAAAACCTCGCTCAGAGGCGTATTGAATCAGTTTGCAGGCATCCAGTAGGAATGCCGCTTGTTCTTGGCTCAGGCTCATTCTTTGTCCTTCCTGCGCATTTCCATGACCTTCTCAACGGTGCGTCCGCCAAAGTAGGCAGTCATCACCAACATACCCCACTGGCCTAGCAAGTTGACGTAGGCTTCGTTGACGTCGATGCCTGCGGCGCTCAAGCCCGCAAACAGCAGATAGGCGGTCAGGATGTACACCAAGGTCAAGGGGCGGATGTTCTTAGACAGCACGGAGTCAGAGGCCATGTCTGCCTGCCAGCGCTTGCTGACGTTGTCTTCTTGGTTGGCCTGCGCGGCGAGGAGGGCTTTGAGTTCCTCCTGCTCAATGCGGGCCTTCTCGATGCCCAGTTCCAGCAGGCGCTCTTCGTGGTCAAACTGAAGCTGGCGCAGTTTCTCGACTTCAGCGGGCGATGGGTTGTCAGAGATTTTCACGCCCAGCGTGGTTTCAACAACTTCCTTGCCCTTTGCTTGAATCGCAGATGACAAAAGGCCCAGACCATTCTGGGCCAATGTACCGAGCAGTGATGCAACGATTGGAATCATTACTCCCCCTTGGCGGTTTGGATGGTGTCGTTACCCTTCTTGACGGTGACTTTGTCGCCTTCGACCGTCACAGACATAGGAGGCTCTTTCTCGGCAAGTTTGTCCAGCTTGTCGATGAGTTGCTTCATCACCTCAAACTCTGGCTTCTCTTGCTTTGGGGTGGCTCCAGCGATGCCATTCAGCATGGAAATCAGAGCCACAAGCGCAGAGCCTAGTAACCCCATCACGGCGGCTATCTTGCTCTCTTCCAAAAAAAGGGATGCACCGACACCAATCACCACAATCAGCGTGATGTAAAACAGTCCTTGCTTACCAATTGCTCGTCCAGCAACGTCTTTGGCGGGCGAAGATGCCTCCATCTTGCTGAGTTCTACGGCGGCTTGCGCCTTGATGATTGCTATGTCGTTGCTCTCGCTCATTTATTTACATCCCCAAAATTCGTTTTACAAAATCGGCGGCAACGCCGGGGCCAAGCAACACAGCCAAGATGAGTACATACAAGAGATACTCAATCTTGGTCATGCGCTTGGAACCATCATCGAAGCGGGCCTGAATGCCCTCGTACCTCTGAGCGCAAATTTGCTCATGAGCAGACAATCGTGCTTCCGTTTCGGTAACCATTTTTATATCGTGCATGATGTATGCAATTCTCTCTTGGCGGTTAAATACGCTTGGTGGGCAACATCGGGTTCATCAAAATACCCAAGGTGAATTTTCTTGCCATCAAGGTTGATGTGAGCCGAGAACTTCTTCCCAGCCTTGTAATATGAAACCCCAAGAAATCCCGAAGTGTTGTGCTTCGGCGGCTTTCTGTGGTTGTGTAAATTTTGTTGCTGAGTGACCTCGCGCAAGTTGCAAAGCCTGTTGTCAAGGCCGTTGCCATTGATGTGGTCAAGTGTCTTGGGAATGTAGCCGTGAGTCAAAAGCCACGCAAACTGGTGACCTCTCATTCGCTTGCCGCAGACACCTATCTGCAAATATCCACCATTGACAACGCCAACTGCGTCACCAGCTTTTTTTGGGCCAGATGTTTTTAGGCGTGTAAAAGCCCCAGTCTCTGGGTCATAGGAAAGGTATTCGCTCACCAACTCCTTGGTGAACTCCTTGCCGATAAAAGAGACTGGGCCTTTCACGTTCACTCCGCTTTTGGTTGCTCAGTCATGCTGGCTTGCGCTTCCTTCTGCAAGGCATCAATGAGTTGAAAGGTCTCTTGGTACGGGCGCGTGCCGAGGTAGCCAAGAATCTGGTTGACCAGTTGTGTTGAGAGAGTCAGTTTTTCCATTGCCATTTCCTTCAAAAAATTCCGCTGTTATGGGTCAGCGGTTCACCCTTTTTTATGTTTGCGGCTCATCCGCAGGGAGCGGTTGATTTCCTTCAGCAAGCCACGCAAGGTAGGCTTGATAGTCGGTATTGTCGGGAGCAAATGGAATTGATGCGCCATCAGTCAACCGATTAACCACTGATACACGACCAGTGCATTCGTCTTTTTGAAGTTTGTACATTGAATGAATCCTTAAAGTTCAGCACTCAAAATCATTGAACCAGCAGATGGCGACCAATATGCTTGAGCGCCTCTCCCAATGGTCATGCCACTGCTTGTCACTTTTAAGTTTACGCAAGTGTTTGTTATTTGGTCGCCAATAGTGATTGCAGAAGAGTTGTATCCACTGTTGTTGTCATTGACTTGAATAGGCGAACAAGATGTCAAAGTTGGAGCAGTCCGCATAGTGACTGGAAGCGGGACAACAAGATTGAACAAAGTTGCTGTTCCGCAATAACCAAATCCGCATCTATCACCAGCAACACCAGATTGAACATAGGCGTACCGCTGACACAGGGCCAACTCAGCGCCATACGAACGGAAGTCAAACGATGTGGCTACAGTGCCTACTTCAAGTTGAACACCAGTGATGTAGAAAGCGGCTCCGTTGGTTGACACAACAGAAGTCGCGCCTGTAGCCGACTGATAGTTTGCGCCCGCCCACGCATTAGCAGTACCGCTAAAAGTTGAACCCATTCCAAGGCCAAAGAACACACGAATACCACCGCTATTGGTGGTGTCCCATGTGCCAGTGGTGTCCCCGGGAACTGTGATGGTCTCCAATTCCCATGTGTTCGCCGTAGTGATTGTGTAGGTGAATGGGTATGAGCGGTTCGCGCTTTGATTTTGCAATGCGCCGCCAAAAGTCCCAGTTAAGGAACTGCGAACCCAAAACGACAATGTGACTGATTTTGCCCCTGCCGCGCCCCAGCCAAGGTCTGCAATGTTGTAACCTTCAATTGGTTGCACCACGGCAAATTGGTCGGAACTTCCAACAGATGTGGCGGCAGATGAGGTAAACAGCAAGGAGTTGGTAAAACCAGCAGGCGCAGTTGAACTACGCTGACCAGTGCCCTTGCTAGATTGCGTCATGGAGAAACGAAAACGGTCAACAGCAAACACGCCATCGTTTGCCGTCACGCTTGCGCCAGCATTCCTCTGGTCAATGACCATCCCCGGATTGATGATGCGATTTTTGAACGACGACGCATTACCAGCGCCCAGCGAGTAGCCGGACTCTGTGGTCATCTTTTCTGCTTGTACGACGCCAAAACTCATGATTGTTCTCCTGCTAGTTGCTCGTCAGTTGGACGAGGCAGTGTTGGGTGGTTCCATTCCTTGAGGTAGTCACCGTTGCCGTCATTTTGCAAGACGATTGTTCTCACGAAATCGCGGTCTGCGACTTCAGGATAGATTGCTTTAATTTTTTCGTAGAGTGTCATCACGCGCTCCTTGCCAAGAATCCAGAGAACCATGTTCCACCAGTGTTAAATTCGGGTGTGCCGCCAAAAGAAAATCCATAGACCTCTAAGAAGTCAGTTGAACCGTTCATGTAAATCATGGTTGATGCACCAACACCCCAGTCATCCAAAGCGTTTGTGCCGCCATAGTTGTATGCTTGTATGTTGGTTCCTGAGCCGTTTTTGTACAGCCTAGCCATCACTGCTGTGAACGCACCTGTGTAAGACGCAATTGCAAATTGAATCGAATAATAGCCAGCAACAAGCGGCTGAAACCTGTAGTTTGTTGATGCATCGTAAGCACCTGCGGTGTCAAAGTCTTCCGCATTGAATTGAACTTTTGTCCATGTGGC